GAGTACATCATCCAGTCTTACGACACGGCTTTCAGTAAGTCCGAAACCGCCGATTACTCGGCGATTACGACTTGGGGCATATTCAGGCCCACTGAGGACAGTGGCGATGCGATTATACTGCTCGATGCAAAGCGTGGACGCTGGGATTTTCCAGAGCTCAAAGCAATTGCGAATGAGGAGTATAAGTATTGGGAACCGGAAATGGTGTTGGTGGAAGCCCAAGCCAGTGGTACGCCGTTGACCCACGAACTACGCAATATGGGGATACCGGTGGTCAACTACCGCCCGTCAAGGGGCAACGACAAGGTGACTCGTGTGCATGCGGTCAGCCCTGTGTTTGAGTCGGGCATGGTTTGGGCGCCGGATAAGAAGTTTGCCGAAGAAGTGATTGAGGAATGCGCTGCCTTTCCGTTTTCGGAATACGACGATTATGTGGATTCGATGACGCAAGCGATACTGAGATTTAGACAAGGCAACTTTGTTCGGCTATACTCGGATGAAGAGGATGAGGAATATGTGCCGCAACAGCACGTTTATTATTGATGAATAATATTTACAACGGAAAAAAGGATTTAATGAAAATTATTAAATTCAAGTATAGAATGAAGAACAACGTAATGAGTCCGCTGACCCAATATCGAAATTGGATCAGTGCACTTTTATTCAAATTAGCACAAGGGAAAAGTTATGGCGGACGTCGATAAACGAATATATCCGGCTCAAGAAGAGCCATTGGATATTGTTGATGACTCCAAAACAATTGAACTAGAGGATCCCACACTCGCCGAGTTGAGTGGAGAAGATGTCCCCATGATGCCCTTGGAAAATGGAAACTTACTTGTTGGGGCAGGAGAAATGCTGTCGCAAGAAGTGGAGTTTGGCGCTAACTTGGCCGAAGAACTGGACGATTCCGAACTACACGGTATATTTAACCAGTGCGTTGCCGATGTCGAAGCCGATATTAACTCTCGTTCTGAATGGGAGAAACAATATCGAGATGGCTTGGAATTTCTTGGCATGCGCTACGAAGAACGAAGTCAACCATTTGAAGGCGCATCCGGCATTACCCATCCCCTACTTGCCGAATCCGTCACACAATTCCAGGCACAAGCCTATGGCGAAATACTGCCCGCTCAAGGTCCGGTAAAGACCCAAATCGTTGGCGCCACAACTCCCGACTCCGAAGCACAAGCTGCCAGAGTCAAGGAGTATATGAATTACCAGATCATGCACGTCATGGAGGAATACGATCCTGAGACTGACATGCTGTTGTTTTACCTGCCGTTGTCGGGTTCTGCGTTTCGTAAGGTGTATTACGATCAGAATCTAGGGCGTGCCGTATCGAAGTTTATTCCGTCTGAAAATCTTGTCGTGCCTTACGACACCAGTGATTTACAAACGGCTGTAAGGATCACCAACATTGTTTCAATGGCGATGAACGATGTGGTTAAGATGCAAAAAAGTGGGTTTTACCGCGATGTGCCATTGGAATCAATGGGCGCGCAGTATGACAACGAAGACATTCAAAGCGAAATCGACAAGCTTCAAGGCGTCGAGCCGTCTTACGATTCGGGTGCCGATTGTGAATTGTACGAGATTCACACCGACTTGGATCTACCAGGGTTTGAAGACGTCGATGAAATGGGCGAGCCAACAGGGATTAAGTTGCCCTACATCGTTACGTTGTCTAAACGCAACAATGTCGTCCTTTCGATTCGCCGCAACTGGAATGAGACCGATCCGCTTCGCAAAAAGATACAATACTTTGTCCATTACAAGTTCTTACCAGGGCTTGGCTTCTATGGTTTTGGCTTGACGCACATGATTGGGGGGCTTTCACGGGCTTCCACTTCTATTTTGCGTCAGCTGATCGACGCAGGCACGCTCGCCAACTTGCCAGCCGGGTTTAAAGCACGAGGTATTCGCATCCGGAACGACGATCAGCCCCTACAACCGGGCGAGTTTCGTGACATGGATGCCCCTGGGGGCAGTCTTCGAGACTCTTTTGTACCTCTTCCGTTTAAGGAGCCGTCGCAAACACTGCTCGCTTTGATGGGATTGATGGTCGATGCGGGCAAACGATTTGCCTCCATTGCCGATATTCAAGTGGGCGATTCCAACCAAGAGATGCCAGTGGGCACCACGGTTGCATTGTTGGAGCGTGGCACCAAGGTCATGTCTTCGATTCACAAGCGTTTGCACTATGCACAAAAGATAGAATTTAATTTACTGGCAAAAATATTTGCTCAGTTCTTGCCTGCGTCTTATCCATACATGACCAAAAATGGCGATCAGAACATCAAACAGGCCGACTTTGATGACCGAGTAGACATCATTCCGGTATCGGATCCAAACATCTTCTCGATGAGTCAACGGGTCATGATGGCGCAACAAATGTTGCAAATGGCACAATCCAACCCTGAGATTCACGGTCAAGCGGGCATATACGAAGTGTATCGCCGAATGTATCAAGCGCTCAATGTGCAGAACATTGAGGCAATCTTACCGCCTCCACCACAACCCGAACCGGTGGACCCTGCTCGTGAGAACGCAGGTTTGTTGATGGGACAACCGGCAAAAGCATTCCCTGGTCAAGACCACGATGCACACATTGCTTCACACATGAGTCTTTACCAAACCGCCATTGTGCAACAGAATCCACAAGCATTGGCGGCCATTCAAGCGCATGTGTATGATCACATTGCACTCAAAGCAGAAGAGGTTGTACAACAACAAATGGCACAAGATCCACAAATGATGCAGATGCAACAACAAATGATGCAAATGCCACCGGAACAACAACAACAAATGCAACAGCAAATGATGATGCAACAACAAGCACAAGTGGCACAAGTGATTGCGGAGTTGACTCAACAAATCAATCAACAGTTTGCGCCGCCTCCGCCTCAAGAAGATCCGTTGGTGGAGCTCAGACGCCAAGAACTCGACATCAAAGCCGGTGATTTACAGCGAAAACAACAAGAGTTTGGAGAAAAGCAAGATTTGGATATAATGAAATTAAGTCAACAAGATGATTTAGCGAGAGAACGCATTGAGACAAGCGAAGACATTGCCGTGATGAAAAACGAAGTGGCAAAGGATCGGTTGGATCAAGCAGAGCGTTTTAAAGCAGCAGATTTACAACAGGAGAGAGATCAATGAGTTCAGTAATGAAGGCGATGCAAGCCGCACACAAAGAACAAATGAAAAAAGAAGTGGCTATGCAAGAAGAGAAAATGGCCGAACACATGGCAGAAAGAGCTTGGCGTGGAGATCCCAAAAGAAAAGAACAAGTTTTGGGTGAGCCGAAAAAAGTAGAAGAAAAGCCAAAGACCGAAGCCAAAAAGAAAGCAGCACCCAAGAAAAAACCAGCGGCTAAAAAGAAAGCAGCACCTAAGAAGAAAGCAGCGAAGAAAAAAAGTGCCGCTAAAAAAGGGTAGCGCAAAGAAAACAGTTTCTGCTAACATAAAGAAACTGAGGAAAGAGGGTTACAAGAAGAAACAATCAATTGCCATTGCTTTAAGCAAGGCAGGAAAGTCTAAAAAGAAGAGGAAGACCAATGCAAAGACCAAGAAAGTTTAGAGGCGCAATGCCAAAAGACCCAGTCGCCGCAAGTAAATCAATGAAGGTAAAAGACCAAGGGACTGTGCCAATGGCGCAACCCAAGAAGGTAGCCAACGGCGGACCACCCAAGCCAGGCGCAGACGCAGGCAAAGTAAAGGGTGCTGGTGCAGCGATTCGAGGCACTAATTTCGCAGGGAGATTCTAATGCCTGGAACTAAAATGCCTAAATCACCCATGCTCATGATGCATAACGACATGCCTGTCATGCGATTTGCTGAAGGCGATGCAGTGGTTTCTGAAGAAGAAAAGAAACGATTCAGAGACTTTCAACCTGAAGGCATGCTCAAAGGCACTATTTTTGATTATGTTCCTGATAAGACACAAACCATGTTGTTTATGATGGATCGAATGGGGATGCCTGTCCCTGGACAAGGTATTCCAGCAGATGATCCAGAACGTGTAATGAATCCGTTAGACCCAAGAAGTTTAATGCGTGAAGAAGAAAATAGTTTTGACATGCTTAAAATGTTTATGGAATTGACACCCGAAGAAAAAATGATGGTGGCAGGTCCGAACTTTAACGAAATGACAGAAGATGAAATCGGTATGGCCATGTATAATTTTATTTCTGAAGGCAGATCTTTAACGGGTGGCCGAGAAGTCGATTACATGGATCCCGACAAACAAGGATTAGCCGGAGGCGGGATTGTTTCGCTGATGGACGATGATTATTGATGGCATCTCCTTTCTACAGTCCTTTTAGAAGACCCCCAATGAACCCATTTGGTTCCATGATGGGCTTTGGTTCTGGACCCAATTTATTCTCAGGCGGAATGCCTTTTTACTCACCCCCACCCAGAATGCCAATGTTTGGCGGAGGATTGGGCGGATTCGGTGGATTCGGTGGATTCGGCGGTTACGGTGGTGGAATGGGCGGAGGTTTTAATCCGTTCGGTAGCCAGTTTGGTGGAATGGGCGGAGGTTTTAATCCGTTTATAATGTCACCGCCTCCAATGCAAAGATTTCCTCGTTATGATTCTTTGATTCCTATGCAAAGCCAAATGCCATCTCAGTCATTGCAAGACTTGCCGTATCAACCTAAACGACCTGAAATGACTTCGATTGAACAAAGCCCACCTAGTGTTGGGCAAACGACTAATTTACCAGAAGCAGAAAGCCCTGTTCCAATAGAAGAGTTTAATCAGAATTTTAGGAACATAATGCAGACGGATCCAATGTCGATTCAGTCTAAAGAAGATTTAGATAGTCTAAATACTGGACCATTGTTTGCTAACCAAAGAGCAAATATATTTGAAAAGTATTCTCAAAACCCTCTTACTCAAGGTTTTGAAGCTAGCCAATCTCGAAAAATACAGGAGGATCCAAGGATAAAACCAATAAAAGAGTTTATTGAAGAAGAAAGACCACCTATGATGGAAGAAGAAATACCGCCTTTTGACGGAATATTTAGAGGGGAGCCAGTTGATCCTGAGAAATGGGCAGAGGATTTTGGTGTACCACTGACCCCCGAACAAAAGGAGATGATTAATCAGGGCGGTTTTTCTATAGAACAACCGATGATGCCACCTACGCCTTCTTTTACACCATTTGACCCAAGTGGTTTACAAGCAAGAATTGGTGATTTGGAAGGCAGACAAATGTTTGATCCAAGTGGATTAAAGTCAAGAATTGATGCACTAGAAAACAGACAGATGCCAGCATTTACATCTACACCATTTGACCCAAGTGGTTTACAAAGTCAAATAAGCGCTTTACAAAATAGACAAATGCCATCTTATACGCCATTTGACCCTACAGGACTTCAGTCAAGATTAGGAACTTTAGAGAACAGACAAATGTTTGATCCAAGCGGATTACAAAGTCAAATAGATGCGTTACAAAATAGACAAATGCCAATGTTTGATTCAAGCGGTTTGCAGTCAAGATTAAACGCTTTAGAAGGAAGGGTTCAAAAAACCGGGAATCTT